TAAATCAACTTCTAACTCTTTCATCTGAACCTCAAAATCAGCATCAATTTTTTTAAGTTCTGCTAATTGTTCTGGTGTAGCCGCTTGTACTGCTTGCTCTATTTTTTTTGGTGTTGGCTCACAGCCTAATGCTTCTGCTACCATGTTAGCCGCCATGTTACCCATTGGGCCACCTAATGCTGTGCCGATTGTAGGAGCTACTGCACCTATTATGTTTTTTACAAATTTAAATTTCATCTTCTTCGTACTCTTTTATTTTATCTTCTTCTATAAACTGTTTAACTTGAGATATTACCATTGCTTGAGCTGCGTCTAACTTTTGCATTTCATATGCTTGTTCCTTAATCTCAGCCTGTAATTTAACCAACATATTAAACCCTTCTATAACTCTAGGGGTTAAGTCTTTTACTCCGTATTTCGCACCATCCAATGATACTGTTTGTACTTCATCCTGCATTTTATTACTCCTATAGTTTAAGGTGTACCAGAAGCAGCATCACGTTCTGTTCTGGTTTTATAATCTGATCTAGCTGTTACAAGCGTTACAAAGTCTGCTTTGTTACTTGGTATAGCATCTGTAAATGATGAGTCATCCATAAGTTTTACTGTCCACGCTTGTTGCATACGTTTCCAACACCCATTAATTTTTCCAGTCATAGCAGCTTGCGCCCACTCATTAATGTTTGTTATATCGTTCAAAAGACACTTTTGATCTGTGTCATCTACTTCTATTGTTATTGTTAATTTTGCCATTGTATTTACCCCTTTTAAGGTTAATTATTTCGTTATTATTTAACAGACTAAAAAGCCACTAAAATGTGTGTCTGTATCATATGATACATCTGATTGTGCAGTACCGCCTGATTGGAGAATAGATATATAAGCGGTATCGTTTGCATCCATATCAGCAAGAATAGAACCTTGTATTGTGTAGAATTGTAAGTCACCATTAAATTCAGTAGGATCAAGTAGATCTATTTCATAAATACGATTGCTTGTTCGTATGTGTGTTTGATAATAAGCTGCTCCTGAATCTACATCATTTAAACGCATACTAACATTGAACTGGTACTTACCAGTAACAGGAGCAGTAAAAGTATCTGATGCAAAATCTGCGTTCTGATCAAATATTTCAGTTTGCCAAGTAACATTTATACCGCCTGTTGCGATGTTAGATTGGTATGCATTTCTCGTTACGGAAAAAGCAGGTTGATTTGGCATAATTACATAACCATCATCATTAGCATGGAATATTATTTTATCGTCAGCCGCATTATGTAGACTAAGGTGATTCGTCAATATGTGTAGATTTCCAGTACCTTGATCTGATATGTAGCTATGGCTTCCTGAGTGATAAATTTGTAAATCTGAGCCAGCACCAAACTTAGCATTTTTACTGTCTGCAAATGATAAATGTCCAGCAAGAGTTACATCTTCACTAGAGTCTATAGTAATCGCAGTAGCGTTTGATCCGTCTACAATTCCCGGTGTGCTTGATAGTTCTACTGGTACTTTAGTTGTCATATTATGCGTCCTCTAATGCTGTTAGTCTTGCGTTAAATCCTGCTGCTATAAATTGATTTATTTGTTCATAAGAAACTGCATACTCGTTTCCAGCTTCTTTTGCAGGAGTTTCTTCGTATGTTTCTACTTTTGAATCACCGTTTCCATCAGTTTTTAATCTTGTTCCTGTTTTTGCTTCTTCGGCATCCCACTCATAATACTGAACCATCTGATAATCAAGAGCGTTCAAAGAACAAGAGTTCATAATTTCTACAACTTTTTGTGCAGTTAAACCTACATTTATTTTTGCATTGTCGCCTTTTTCAGATACATCTTTTAACCATTTATAAGTTCCTATTTCTTTTGCTAGGAGTTTAGATGCTTTTATTTCATTAGCAGTTAATGCCGTTAGAGCAGTTTTTTTCCTTGCGTCTGAGCTAGAACTTTCATTAACACGGTATACTGTGTGCCATCTATAAGATGAATGTCCTAAACTATAATAATTATCAGCAGCGGGATAAAGCTGTGCAGAATCCATGCCGTATCTACTTGCACCGTCAATCGCTACCCAAAAATTAGAAGGTGAAACAATTTGAGAATTACCATCAGTTTTCATTTGCAAGTAACCATCTGCGTTATCACTTGCATAATACATTTCATCTCCAGCACCAGTTTTTATTACTGCAGCATTTGTTCCACCATCTGCAATCGTTACTACAGCATCGTCAAAAGTATGTGTAGTGCCTCCTGCAAAATTTACTACCTTATTATTAGCAATAGTCATAGCTGTAGCTGGATCACCGTTGTCTGCTACTTGAAAAACTATCTCTCCTTTTTGTGATGCACCATCACCTGAACCTTGTTGCGCGTAAATAGTAGCAATTTTTTGGTTTGCAGATGAGCCATCTGTCCTAAATATAAAACCAGTACTGCCTTGACTTGATCCTGAGTCTGTAAAAAATGTAAATGTGCTACCAAGCCCTGCATTAAAAACAAGGTCATTACCATCTGGATCAAAAACAATATCACCAGCTGAACCCATAACTAAATCACTTGCTGTATTAGAAAATCTACCTACTTCTGTTCCAGCATCTTTAAATATTAAGTCTCCACCATCGGCATCAAGAATAATGTCACCAGCAGAATCTAATGTCATATCACCTGAAGATAAAGCTATAGTAGTCCCATCTATATTGAAGTTATCTATATCTATACCAGCATCAGATACAATCTTAGGTGTTACAGTTAGACTTGTAGAATCTAAGACCATACGTTCAGTACCGCCAGTATCGAAACGTATCTTGTCTTCGTCAGAACTCTCCTCAACTTGAATGAGAGAATCACCATCAGCATCTTGTAAAATATTAGCAGTAGTGCTTGAAGTTGCATTTAATGTAATACACTCTACTGCTGTATCATCAGGAGGTGCTTCAGAAAATGTTAATGTACTTCCAGATACGCTATATGTAGACTTATGTTGTAGTACACCATCTATAGTTACAAAAGTTGCGTTTTCATTAACAGGAGATGTGCTTAAACTTAAAGTAGTATCACTTCCATCTCCAGTCATAGTATCTATACTAGGAGCTGTTCCACCCCCTCCTCCTGCTATAGCGCCCCACGAATCTGTATAGCCTTCGAAGCCTCCTGTAGTTGTGTTGTATCTAAAGTAACCTGCTGCTGGACTACCTGGTCTTTGTGCAGTAGTTCCAACTGGTACATGTACTGCGTCTGTTGCACTTCCAATATCTAAAGTAACATCAGGTGAAGCGTTAAGAATACCTACACGATTGTTAGAGCTATCAACTTTAAGAGTTGATGTATCTACTGTAAGATCTCCAGAGACTGTTGCACTAGAAAGTGTACCAACACTTGTTATGTTTGTTTGTGCTGCAGTACTTAGAGTACCTGCTAATTCACCACTAGATCCATACACAACAGCTTTTGAGTTGACTACAGTATTTGCAGATGAACCGTCTAATAGATTCAGTTCTGCTGCTGTTGAAGTTACACCATCAAGTATATTTAATTCTGCAGTAGTCGATGTAACACCATCAAGTATATTTAATTCCGCAGTAGTACTTGTAACTCCGTCTAGTATATTAAGTTCAGCAGTAGTGCTTGTCACACCATCAAGTATATTTAATTCGGCTGCTGTTGAAGTAACTCCGTCTAAAATATTTAACTCTGCAGTAGTTACTGTAGCTCCGTCAAGAATGTTGAGTTCTGCTGCAGTTGATGTTGTAGCTAGACTTACTGCTCCACTAGAGACTGTGAAGTCATCTGAACTAAATGAAGCTACACCTTTGTTAGATGTACTTGCGTCTTCACCAGCAATAGTAATTGTATTGCTAGATGCAGAAGTATCAATACCTTCTCCACCTGCTATAGTTAATGTTTCACTATCTAAGTCAATAGCTATTGTACCACTATCTGTAGTGGCATCTAAATCTTGTGCTGTTACCTGAGAGTCTACATAAGCTTTAATAGACTGTTGAGATGCAATACCTGTAGCACTATCAGAAGACAAATCATCTTCATCAAGAAATGCTTTACCATCTAGAATGTTTAACTCTGCTGCTGTAGAGGTTACTCCATCTAATATGTTTAGTTCTGCAACAGTAGATGTAATTCCGTCTAGTGCATTAATCTCGGCTGCGGTAGCTGTAACTCCGTCAAGGATATTAAGTTCTGCGACAGTAGAAGTAATTCCATCAAGTGCGTTTATTTCAGCAGCAGTAGCAGTAACACCATCCATTATGTTTAATTCTGCTGTGGTTGCAGTTACACCGTCCATAATATTAAGTTCTGCTGTAGTGGCAGTAACTCCATCCATTATATTAAGCTCTGCAGTCGTTGCAGTAACTCCATCAAGAAGGTTTAACTCGGCAGCCGTTGATGTGACTCCATCAAGAATATTAAGCTCTGCAGCAGTTGCACTTATAGCTGTACCATTAAAATTAATAGCATCTACATAAGCTGTACCATCTACATAAAGATCTTTCCACTCTGAATCTGACGCACCTAAGTCATAAGTATTGTCAGCACTTGGTAAAAGATTAGAAGCTACATCAGCACTAAAGGCTACTGTATCAGAAGCTGCATCACCAAATGTTAAATTACCTGCGATTGTAGCGTTTCCTGTAACTGTTAAGTTACCGCCTACAGCTAAGTTTCCTGAAACATCAGCAGCACCATTAATATCTATTGTTGTTGCATTTATTTCTATTTCTGTATCTGAGACTAAATCTAATACACCGTCTGCAGATTGATGAATGTAAGTTCCAGAATCACCAAACTGAAGTTGATCAGTACTTGAAAGAAGCAATCCTGTATCGGCTACATGTGTTAAAGATACATCTTGATCATCACCAAAGTAAACGACTGCTCCATCTGCAAGATATAGATCACTAAACTCTAAAGAGCTAGTTCCTAGTGCAGCTCCGTCAGAAGCATCTGGAACAAAAGCTGTAGTAGCTGTTATAGTAGTACCTTGTACTGTACTAGAACCTGTAATAGAACTACTTGCTGTTATAGTTGTAAACGCACCTGAACTAGCAGAGTTAGCTCCTACAGTAGCTCCATCAACTGTACCACCATTTATATCTGCTGTATCCGCTACTAAAGCATCTGTAGTAACTGTACCATCAAAGTAAGCATCTTTAAATTCTACAGAGCTTGTACCTAAATCTATGTCGTTATCAGTAACAGGAACAATAGCTCCATCTTGTATTCTAATTTGTTCTACTGCTGCAGAAGATACTTCAACAAAGACACCCCATCTGTTATTGGTGCTATCAACTACAATTTTATTTAGAAAATCTAAATCACCTATTTGTGGAATATTACCACCTTGTCCAGCAGTACCATCGTGTCTGTGGCCTGTAGATGATGCGCTACTTGAAGAGTAGCTAAAAGCGTTTAATAGTTGATTGTATTCGTTATTAAAAAGAGCAGCTGTTATAGTATCGCCATCTGCTATCGAACTTTGTCTGGTATATGCTTGAGCCATAGTTTATTTCTCTCTTGTTATTATTGTCTGCCTGATGGTCTATAGTTTATGTATAATCCGTTTATAGTATATGGAGCTTTTGTATCGTTACTAAAAATGTTAAAAAAGTTACTGTGACCACTACCCACTAATGTATTCCTTACTAAAGGTTGTTCTGGCGCACCAAATATACTTGTACCAAAAACAGTTCCTGAGTCTCCAAATATCGAAGGTGCTTGTGCATTAATAGTTAAGTTATCAGGCTGTGGCCTGTCTGCGCTATCATAATCAAACCTAACTTTAAGTTGTGGTTCAATTGTTCCTTCTGGAAACAAAGATACTTTAACGTGATCTAAAGTTTTTAAAGTTCCAAAGTCTCCATAATCAAAATCAGGTGACTGATACTTTGCGTGTATATTTGTTTCAGTTCCTGCAGGATTAAAACTGTTTCCTGTATCGTGATTATAAACATACCCATCTCTATCTCCGTGAAATGCTTTCTCTATATCTGACGCATTAAAACCAGAAGTTACTGCAGGAGCTTGGATACCTTCTACTTCAGACCATTCAAAACCTCTAGAAGTTAAAGTTCCTATAATACCTTTAGAACTAGCAGTAGACGCTGTAGAAGAACTGTAGTACATTCTGTATTGAGATTTATCTCGTATTACTACACTACTGTATTCTTGAACTATTGCGCTATCAAAAATACTATTAAGTATAGGTTGGATACTCTTACTAATAGTTCCTAACTCTACGTCACCAATTCTTGCTGTACCTGCAACTGTTCTAAAACCATCAGGTGCTAAGAAAATCAAATCACCTGCAAATTCCTGTATAGTCTTACCATCTACACAACCTACGTTCTTTGTAACAGGTACTATTGCTATCGTACTTGAATTATTTATATTCTGTAATTTGTAGATTGAGTTCCTACAAAATATAAATAGCTCATCACGGAAAGATTTAAGTCCTACTACTTGATCATCTAATACAATACTTCCTGATCCTGAACTTGTAAAATCATCTATATCACTTGTACCGCTATAAAAGATTGTGTTCTTTGCTGTAGCTGCACCTGCAACTACTAAGTGTTTATCGTGTATTACACAAAACTTTGGATAGTGTGTTCCGCTTACTGTAATTTCTTTTGCAAAAAAAGTTCTGTTTGTTATATCAGAATCTGTACCTGTCATTTTAAAATAGAAAGGTTTTGCTCCAGAGCCTTCATCAGTAATAATTAACTCACCGTATTCTGTATCACCTTCAAAGATTGCAAAGTGTGCTTTGCTTTGTGAAGTCCTTGCAGAAGCACTACGACCTGTAAAAGTAGTATGGTTATCTCCGCTTCCTGATACACTTGCTCTATTAATTTGTAACCAACTGTTTCCATTTTGACTAAAGTATATGTTAGTACCTGAACAAGCTACTACTCCATCTGCATATACTTTCAGTCCTAGTATAGCGTTACTGCTGTTTGGTCTTGTACCGTTGCCAAACTGACTGTAACCGTTTATACGTCTGTATCCACCTTTAGTCGATACTTCAAAATTTGTTAATATTGTAGCTTTTCCTGGAGTCTTTAAAAGTTCTAATGCGTTGCTTGACTTATCTAGCCCTCCTTGTAATGCTACTGAAAAGGGTTGTGAAGCTGCCATTAGAAATAAATCCTGTCATCTGTCATACTTTTAGGTTGAGGATTAATCAAATTAGATTTCATAGACTTCATACCTTTCTTATAATCATCTAACGCAAAAGCAGCTTGTTGTAAATTTTCTTTAAACTGATGAACATAATATCTAATTCTAGCTAATACAACAGAAGCATATTGATCTGGTAAAACAATAGTATCATCATAAGATGAAAGTTCTGTAGGTTTAGCATAAGCATAAAAATGTACGTTATATACTTTATCAGGTATAGGACTAAGACCAAACTTTCTGTGGTCAGGGCTTCTTATAACGTAACGAGGTTCTCCATAGTTCTGAGTATCTGCATCATCTGCATTTTCAGAATCCCTTCTATATCTTTTCCAGTCTGATAAAGACATAAACTTTAAGCCTCTTGATACATAAGGAGCTGATTCTCCTGATACTCCTATTGTTGTAATATAAAAATCATCCCAATCTATAGAAGAATAATCTGTAGTTATATCAGAGCTTCCTGCTTTAAGAAGATACCATCTAGTTCCTGCTACACTCGCTACTGTTACATTTCCATAAAAAGGATCTGTACCTCCACTTGCTGATGCAGCAAAAAAAGGTAATTGAGGTTCTGCGTTAGCTATATCATTTAATGCTCTATTAACAGCTTCTTTAACAAAAGCTTGTATTCCTACAGCACTTGAAAAGTTAGACGAGGTTAGTTGAACTTCATTTAATTCTCTAAGAGCTTCATTAGCTAGTGTTAAGTATGTAGTCGCCATTATTTACCTTTTTTAGTTTTACCAAATATTCTATCGTAGTTATCTAAATAATTTTGTTTTGCTGTACCAGAGTAAGCACTTCCTAACATTCCTAAAACTCTAGTACTTTTTTTCTTTTTTGATCCGTTCATTATAATTGGATTTTTATCATTACCTAGCTGTGGCATTTATTTTTCCTTGAAAGAAAAGGGGGTTTTTACACCCCCAAATCTATTTAGTCGATACCGTAGAAAGCAGAAACTAATGCTTCAGGACGGAGTACTTTAGAACCATATACATGTAGTCCTCGTACAATGTCTCCAAAGCTATCAGGATCTCTGATTACTTCAGTACTTGTTATAGTCTGAGCAGTAGCTGTAGACGACATGTGACCAGCAATACATTTACCAGCAGCATTAGATGTTGAGGCAATGTTGTTTGATTTATACATGTCAAATCCACGAAGTTTACCACTTGAGACTAGACCATTTCTAATTGAACCTTGACCTGCGTTGTAATCAACAGACAAAAGTTTTGAAGATGAACTTGCAAGAACTTCATAGAAGTCAGGTGATGCTAAGAACCATCTACCTTCTTCTGGAATGTTCTGTTCATCAAGCAAACGAGCCATGTGCGAAAGCACATCAATAGGATCGTGTTCACTTGTTCCAAAACCGATGTCAAGATTACCAGTACCATCAAATGTTCCTGCCGCTAAGTCAGTAGCGTTGTCCGAACCTAGAATGTGGTTAGGACTTGATGCAGATACACCTGCGAACATAGTAGCAATTACACCTTCATCATAAGCATCACGAAGAGCATATGCTGCAGAAGAACTAGCTACTTCTTTAAAGTTCACGTGAGACATTTTAGTTTCAATGTCATCAACGATGAATTTAAATGCGTTAGCTGTATCAACTACAAGAGTCAACTCTTGGTCAGTTAGTTTAGTCGCTGTAACGTCTGCACCACGTTCATACTGATACACAGTAATTTCGGGTTCTTTAATAATATTTACCGAATCTCCGTAAGCCGTAATTTCACCAGCGTAATCTGTGTTGGTGATCGCTTCTACAACCGAAGCCTTTCTAAAGAAGTTGAGAACCTTTTTAGAGTAGACTGCAGGAAGGAAAAACGAATTAGTTTGACCAGCTACGGAGTTGGCAAAGTTGGCATTAGTATCCGTGCTAGGCTCGAAATACTGATCTGATTGGTTATAAGCCATTTTACTTCTCCATTATATCAAATTAAAAGTTATTGTTTTACTACTCTGCCTTCGTGAATCGCTCGTCCGATTTCATCTTCGTACTTGTCAAATTCAGCAATAGACATTGCAGCAATTTCCCTTTCAGTCCAGATCTTATCCTGCTTTGGTTCAACCGCAGTTGTTTTAGTTGAAACCATATCTGCAGCAGTTTTTCTAGACTGTTTCTTTTTAGGCTTACTAGCTTTAACATCTAATCCAACATCACGCTTATATAAATCTAAAGCACGACTTGCAAGATCCCCATCACTAGCATTTTTATATATCCAATCTTGAATTGATTGAGGTTGTGCTTTAGCCCACGAATGGAACTCATCACTATTCTTAATCTCTTCAAAGTCAGGATGACTATTCATCAACCTTTCCTGTGCTTGTTTAGCTAGAAGTTCTGTCTCACGTTCCTGTAATGCAGCTAATCGTTCTTCTAGAGTTTTAGTTCTTTCAGAACTTTGCATATGTGCTACAGTTTCTACTACTTCATACACATCTGGATATTGCTCTCTAAACTTTTCTAGTTCTTCTGGAGACTTTGGAGCTACATAGTTTGTTCTGTTTTTAGCAGCTTCTTCTAGTAACTCTTGCTCTCTAGCTTTAAACTCATTAAGTTTAGAATCGTAATGTGTTTTTAAATCATCATATCTTTTTTTGTAATCAGGCTTACTATAAGGTTTATCTTTAGTAGCTTGTTTACTTTGCTTTGATTCTTTAACTTCTTCTTGAACCTCTTCTTGTGGTTGAGGTTTTTGAAAAAATAAACCATCATCAGCAGATACAAATGGTTTTTCTTTTTGGTTGTGCCAGTCCTTTTTAGCGTTATAAGGATTAGCGTCTTTCGCTTGTGTTGCCATATCTTACTCCTACTCAGGGCTTTCTAAACAAAGTAGCTGCATTAGTCGACTGTGCAGGGTTTGTTTTTGTAAAGGTAGCCTTTCGGTTAATGTTGTGATAAAGGGCTTAGTAAACTAAGGTAGCTTTATCGTTATTGCATACGAGGGTTTACAGACATCATACCTTTTTTGATTTCATCTTCAGCTATATCTTCATCAATAGGCTTTCCAAATCTATCTACTTTAGGTTTTTCTTCTACTTCACCACCCATCTGCATATCCTGTCTCATAGCATCTGCTTCAGCTTCGGCATCTTCCATCATACTTTGTAATCTGTCCGCGCCTATTTGCTCTGTAGCTTTTGCTGTAAAGACAAACTCACCATCCGATAACCGTGCAGGTATCGAATCGGAGACTCCAGAACCTGGGCCGTCAACTGGCCCTGATCCTGCGAATTCCATAGCTGTATCCATAACTTTATCAAACATTACGCTTAGTTCTGGATCAGCTTCTAATTTAGTCATTAATGTTGTTTCTTCTTCTGGAGATAAAGATTGATCTATAATAAAATCTAAGTACTCATCTTCCATTTGTTCGTCAGGCATCATATCCTGTTCTTGCTCTTCCATCATAGGTTCTTCTTCTGTAGGCATTAGCATAGCCATTTGAGCATCTACATCTCCACCTTCTGCAAAGGGTACTTTATTTCCGCCTTCTATTTTTTTATAAAAAGTTTTTTCTGCTTCTTTTTCTGTTTTATCTATTATTTTTCTTTCTGCTAACCTAGAAAGCCTATCTTCTAATGCTGCTTCTAAACTTCCTAATTCATATTCAGCAAACTCTTTAGTATACTCAAGGCGTTCATCAGGAGTTAAATCATTAACATATTCTCCCATATCCTTTAAGTCTTTTTCGTATCCTTTGTTTTTTATATATACTTTTTGTTTTTCTATTTCTTTAACTATATTTTTTACTTTTTCATCTTTTTTAAAAAGTTTTAATAAGTTTTTAGACATTTTACTAGCTAATCCGCCAAGCCCATACCCCATTCGCTCTACAACCTCTGGAGCTTCTTTTCTTAGAGCTTCTATTCCCTTACCACCTTCTTTCATACCATATCTCTTTTTCTTTTCGATATTTGTTTTTTCCCAAGTATTCTTTTCTGTCATAGCTCCCCCTGATTTTTTCTTATCTCTTTCC